ACTGCTTCTAAAACTTCAGCAGATGTGCGACCATCAAAGTTTTCAAAATCCATATCAAACATTGAGGTTGACGTGTTGAGCAGTTGACGAGCGAAAATATCCCAATCGGACGATTCAGGATCACAGCCCACCCCACTGAAGCTCTGCTTATGAAGTGAGTAAAAATGAGCACAAAATGACAAAAAGTATTGACGCACAAGTAGTGTATAATCAACAGGTGGAATGCAAAAGGCTCGTGTTTTTGCTTCCCAAATTTTCTTCATAGGTCTACGCTCATCTTTTAATGAATCAGTCCAAATTGATTGGACACGAGTGGCGTGCTTAGCGTGAAAAGAGCGAAAATCAATCGCAGCTAACAAGTCTTGGGAAGATATATGATACCTCCCAGCTTGTTGTTCGAAAAGGTGTCCCTTCCCAGGAGATCCAGGTTTCCTAAAACCAAAACCAGCTGACGACTTCATACACAACGCATCCATGTACTTTAATCCATCTATACCATTCACTGCCTCATCAAGTGTGAGGACCCTACGTGGGTAGATGGTATCAGGCGAAACAAACATATCAGAATAAAAGTCAACAGCCTGGTCCAAAATAATGGGATCAAATGGTCCAGAAGGTGCACCAAACTTCTCAATGGCTTTCACAATGATACTCTTACCTCGAATGTCAGGATTTATCCTAATATCACTAGGATTTAATGCCGCTGGCTCTGTTTCATGCTCAAAAGCCAAGTCATGAATGTCGCTTTCTTTTATGTGAGTGGAATCTGCCATACGTGAAGCAAAAGCTCTAGGAACAGTGCCTAGGATTGTAAAATCACCCCGTGGTATGAACTTTCCTGCTTTGCCCTCCTGACACATTTGTGGTATGACAGGTGATCGATCTCCCTGTGAAGGGAACACTGAATCAAGGTAGCTGAGTTCAACAGAAGTCAAGAAATCAGCTATACCAAAGTTCTTGTACGATGCGACATGAATACCTACAATTCGTGCTTGCATAGCTGGATCGGAAACTAAAATCAGAGCACCACAATCTCCAACCTGCGTGGCTGCAGTATACTCCAACGTGACGGGAGTTGCAAATCGTGTGTTACCAACAGAATATGCTGTTGTGATTTGAGACACCTTGATATCTGGCAATAGAGTAATATGCAGTTGATTTGATCGCATACTCAACATAAAACCAGGCTTCCGGTGCATTCGCTCCAAATAGTCGTCGTTAACAACCTGCAAAGATCTATCCTTAAAAGGAGCCACAGTAACAGGGAGCTCATAACACGCAAGATCACGTAATCGTCCATTATCGTCTGTCTCAGGAAAGCGGCGCAACGATTTGGGGTTAAACAAGAAACGAGTTTCCTTCCCAGACCACGCCACTGACATTTGCCGGCCAGGCTCAACAAGTTGCCCAGAGGGACAGAAAAAGTGATAAGGCAAAATCACCGTTCGATTCCGCAAAACAAAACCACCCATGCCGAACGCAGTATCATCAATAGGGTTATGCACGCGTAAATAAACCATATTTTTAGAAAGAAGTTCCACCCACTTATTGCCCTCTGGGTCAACTGCACTACCATCAAAAGAAAACAAGCCCTCACCGTTGGCATTAGCCTTACGCAAAGGCGCCACAGTACGCTTGCGAAACCTAACACTAGTGGCTTCATTTTTGAGGTCGCCAGGTGAAGGATTAGCCATATTAGGTATAGGGTCACCACTACTATGGCTAGACCAAGCAAAAGCAACAGCGCCAAAAATAGCAGCAGCAACGCCAACACCAGCAATGCATGATGAGACCCATGGGTGCTCCTCCACAAACTTGGAGACTCCCATTCGTAGACATTTGTAACCATCTGCCACAGACTGGGTTCCTGCCTTAAGTTTTCGATAACTGGCTCGTACGAGGGGCTGGCGAAAAAGCTGATGCCACTCATCCTCTGTTAAATTTCCTGCTTCCTGCGCACTCACGATATCCGTTTTATCACACGCCGAGAAGAAATCAATATCTGTTTCTAGACCTGTCTCCTCGGTTACATGCTCGGAAATCGCAGCGATAGCTTCAACGCTCTGGACACTGGTGCGCACATTAGCTTTTCTATTATGCACAACGCATTCCATTTGTGGGGCTGCCTCCCGCTCTTTAACACCTTTTAATAGATCAGTAAAGAGGCCTCCCTTCATAAGACGCTCCATATGCGCTGTGTGATCAGTAAACCTACGCCGCAAATCTAACAACATTTCGATGGTTTCCATGCTTTTGCCTGGAATACGAGCGTCCAAAGGGTCACGCCGTATCCATTCGATATGTCCCAACTTGGCAGCAACTTCAAGAGGTACTTTGGTCATGTCCAACAAACCTAAGGTGGCATACTGAGCTTTAACCTTACACTCCAACAAATAGTGGCGACGTCGCCATACTGCTGGTTGTTTGACCACTTGTTGTGATGTTGGATAGCCAACGTTGGACGATATAACTAAAAGACGCGATGTGAAAGGCGTAGCTTTAACACCAATAGAAGCATTGTCCAATGAAGCCATGGGTGGCATATAGTTAGTGGAGTTAACCATACGTATGAGCTCTAATGCGTCAGACCCATCTGCACTCTGAGCATAATCGTCCATGACAACAGCATATTGGCACAAATATCCATCAAAATAGTCAGACCCTGGCACACGGCTATACGCTCTCAAGCGTTTAGGTATTTCGTCAGGCACAAGGGCTTCAAGTATAGCCTCGGTTGCAACAGACTTACCTATTCCGGGCTCACCAAACAGATAAACACAAAATGGTACTGGACGCTTACTGTCAACAACGCCTGTAACAACGGCTAAGTGACGAACAAAGTCGTCGACAAGTTCCAATCGCCTAAGAATACGATTGTACATTCCGGGAGCACTACGTGCAATGCATGAGAGTTTTTGACTGATTCGCTCCCCCATGGCTTTGAGGGTGCTCAATTTAAACTGCATTTCTGCATCATGCACGAGAAGAAGCTTGTTGGATTCAACACAAAACTCCTGAGTTGCGTGCATCCATTCTTCTACCTCCTCTTCACGAAAAGCTTGGAGCCAAAGTTGTTCAGGACACATTTCCTCAAACCACGCACCTACACAGGCTGGAAGGACGCTAGAGATGCCTGCTAGCATACTAGCAATATTACGCCCGGCAGGAACGCACAAATTGACTGCACGCAAGGCCTCCGTAACACGCATCCCGGCTTTATCTGTATATAAATTTCTGCAAACACCCATTCCTACAAGCGCCACCAAGGCTGCTAGGACTTCTCCTGCACCGTTAGGATTAGCAACACGCTCTTCCACTCCAGTTTCATCTAGTTGCGTCACTGGTGCTGACGTGTAGTATGACCATAAGCTGGTCAAATAGGTTATTGCAGATTTCTCAAATTCAACAATGTTGAACAATCGGCAGAATCGAATGGCTAAAGTTGTCATTCCAATAGGATGGGTTTGTAAACACTCACGAATCAAATCCAGGAACAAGCAAATCATATCCGCAGACATGAAATCGCTTGTTGTGGCTCCCCAATTCTTAACCGAATCAATTATTTGATTCAGATTCAATCCTAATTGGGTGAGCTGGGTAGCTGCCGCATCAATCTTTGCAAGAGCTTTTGGAGCCCTTTCAAACGTTTCAGAAACATTTCGCACAGTTTGCATACCAGGTAAACGCTCCATTTGAGGTATACCTGCACGTTCCACACTACGTTTCACAATCATTGCGGCACTGGCACCTAAAGTTCCATAATAAAACATTGCAATGCTATGAGGGTGCCGTTGCAAAAATGACCAGATGGTCTCCAAGAACTCACTTATAATGGAGGGACATCTTTCCTTTAGTGAATCAATTATAAAATCAATTCGCCGCAAAAGCTTGTTAAGCCTACCACTGCTATAATATTCATCTGGATTACGCAGAAAGAAACGCTCGCGCGGGGTTAAAGCTCGAGGTTGCAAATTCTCAAGGTGTGGTTGAATCAATTGAGGTGGGACAATATAATCCCACTGATCAACGCACATTTGGGGGCTCGCTTCACGATCACACTCTACTGGGGAATCACTTCGCGATGCAGGCGAGGTCCTAATGACCATCAACAATCGCGTCAGATCGTCAACAACAACATTCCACAATGGAACTGGGATTGAACGACCACCAATGACTCGCTCAATTTTGGCAAAAACTTCCCGGGCCTCAGTCTGAAGGGATAAACCACTTCGAGTGGGAGGGCTAACTTTTATAGAACCCCAGGGGCTAAAGTTCATGCAACACTTGTTACTACGCAAGTACGCACAAGTGTGCAAGGTGGCAACCACAAGTTTCTCTCCAGATAATGTAGAGAGGACATCTAGCACGGTGTCTTCATTACAAGGCATACAAACCTCACGGCTCCATCCCTTTAATACAAGTTCGCCATCATTTGATCCTGTGGTTAAAATAGGATCATAATATGCTGTTAGCGCCATAATTTTGGCATCTTCAATAGACAAACAATCCAAACGCTCTAACAAATCAAGCTTTTGGTAAGCAGTACGAGAAACACGCTCAACAACAGGGGTTCCAACTCTAGAAAAAGATGGAACAACAACAATAGACTCTTCAGAAGGATCAACAAAAGTAGTTTTATTCATATTGTGGGTTGGCCAGTTAAGGCCGGCGTTCTCACTGAATAAAGAAAATAGATGTATAACATTCAGTAGCAAGTTATGCATCTAGAGCAATATATCTATGCCCGAACCGGGGGCTAGACTGGTGACGCTCATTATCACCATATACCGGGTGTTTTGTTAGAAACACAAGAGGATCATTCCTCCTTACTAATTTTGCTCGCTCCTAGTGTATATAACCCCATGCTGAATCATGATTGGGTCCACTGTCGGATCGAATCGCAAAATCACTTGCGTAACTTCAAACGATATCTCAT